GATAACACCGTTATCCTTCGTTAGGAATCGAACCGACCGGAATCCCTTTCGCCCTTTCTTATCGAGAAACACGATGCAACTTGTGCTTTCAACCTGCGAGGCGGTTAAACCGAACTTGCGAGCGTAAGTACTCGTTTTCATTTAGTCACTCCTTGGGAAAGGTTCCCGCCTAAGCAAATGCCTAGGCGGGGCGAAACCTAGCGGTTAAGCTAGTAAGGCGGATCAAAGCTCTCAACCGCGGCACGTAACGGGGACCCAGTAGAATCAGTAGGGGACCCGTCCGACGCCGTGATCGTTGCCATGAATAGAGACATCAATGTGTCGAGCAACCTTTGTCGCTCCCACAGTGCGCTCCGTTCGGGCAATAAGAACTCGACGATCCCAGTGCAGTCATACGCTTTCGTCGGGGCGGGTTGTATACCCGTCGCGGTCGAGGCGCTGGTCTGCTCCAGGGTCGGAAGGACAACTTTAGCCGTCACCTTATAAACCCGGCTCGCCTTGGTAGGCGGACGGACGGACAAGGTGATAGCGGGGTAACCGATGGCGATTCCGCCACTACGGTCAACCCACCGCGCAACGCCGGGGAGCTGAAAGCCCTCGGGGTCAAACGTGGTTTGTACACCGATTGCTGCGTCCCCAACCGTTTTGTGAACCGAGTCCATCCGGTTCGCAATTAGGGCCAGGGATATAGCACCGGCAGTTTTCACGGAGGCGATAGCCGACATGATATTTACTTTCTTTAAGAAGGTTATAGAGTGTCACTTGAGACTCCAGTAGGAGCTACCTTTTACTGAGAGGCGCGTGATAAAAGCGCTCCTCAAGCACTCGTAAGAGTGCCAGCCCATTCGCAATATGCGTAGGCGACAACGGGTCCTTAAACACAGGGACATTCATAGCTGGCCAGACCGTTAATTTGGTCCGATCAAGCCTGATAATCTCTGCCGTTCGAGAACCTGCCATCGCCCAAACTTGTTGCGAGGAGGTACCATAAGGGTAGGTATCACCACTAAAGTTTTCACTCCAGGTTGCATTCTCTCGTGTGAAATTGGTTTCCGCCCCATCGAGAAATACTAATCCGTTCCAAGCAGTAAGACTTTCAAGGAACGGACCGATAGGAAGGAACCAGTCCACT